ATGATCCTGCCGCCGGACCATCTGCCGACCGACGATCAGGTGGAACGCGCCGAGGCCCGCGTGGAACTGCGGGCGCTGCTCGACAGTTCCGGCTGGAAGCGCATCGAGCGGCAACTGCTTTCCGGTATTCAGGAGAGCCTGAATGTGCTGCAGCGCGTGAACACGGCGGATAGCGCCGCCACCATCGACGCGGTGCGGCGCTGGCAGATCCGGCACACGGACTATGAAGCCCTGTGCCATTTTGTGAACGGCATCCTCGAACCCGACCCGGTGGAGGATGATCCGCGACTGAGTCCCATGGAAATCATCCTACAGGAGGAATTGCGACATGGCCGAATCGGCGACCCCGGACCCGGCACAACTGCAGCAGGCGATTAAAGACGCCCAGAACCCGCCCGGCGCCACGCCCATCGAGATCAAGACGGAGACTGGACAGGTGTTCAAAGGCGCGACGAAGGACGACATCATCGCGGAGATGAAGAAATCCATCGAGCACGGCACCGCCACCATCCGCGAAAAAAATCTCGAAGTGGAGCGGCTGCAGCAGCAACAACAGCAGACTCCGCCCTCCCCGCAGGCACCCGTCTCGCAGGAGGAGCAGATCAACGCGACCTACTGGAAGAAGTGGCAGGAGAGCCCGATGGCCGCGCAGAACTATATCGACTCGGTGCGCCTCGGCATCCCCGAGGAGCAGGTGCCCAATGTTCTACGGGGAACCCTGCAGCAGACCCAGGTCTCGCTGCAGCAGCAGGCGGGCATGGATTTCCAGACCCGCTGTCCGGATTTCCCCAGCAACAATCCCGAAGCCTCGAATCTGCTGGTTCAGACCATGCAGCAGCGCTATGCCGGACGGCCACCGGCCTCGACCGCCGCCGAGCTCGCCGACCGGCTGGAAGTGACCTACGGGCAGCTGGTGCGGGCCGGACAACTGACGCCGGCCGATCTGCCGGTGGACGCCAGCGGCCGGGGCGGTCCCATCCCGTCGCTCGGCGCCTCGGCCCAGTCGCAGTCGCTCGACCTGATGAACGAGATCGAATTCCGCAAACTGACGCCCGAGCAGATGAAGGCGACCATCGAGCGATTGCAGGCGCAGGGACGCCGGTAAAGCACTTTACCCGGTGAAATACTTGACACACCGAACGGCATTGCGTTAGAAAGAAATCAGCCGCCAGTGCGGCCGGGACCCGGCCGCTGGCGATGTCCCGCCACGCGCGACCCGTTCAGGCGAGATTCACAACTCCGTGCGGACGCCTGTGAATCGGACCGATTCGACGAATCCCCACTGAGCCAGACATTCACCCTTCTCGATTTCAGGAGAAATGAATCATGGCTTATGCCCCGGCGAGTAATACGACCCTCACGCCATCGTTGACCCATCTGGCGACGGTCTATTACGAAAAGAAAGCGCTGGACCAGCTCACCAAGACCTTCCAGTTCCGGCAGTGCTGCATGCCGGACATCCTGCCCATGCGCAGTGGAAAGACGGTCCAGTTCTACCGATACACGTTACTGGCCGCCAACACCGCGCCCGCAACCGAAGGCGCCGTGGGTGCAGGAATTCCGCTGGCCACGACCACGATCACCGCGACCGTGTCGGAGTACGCGGACTACATCACGATTTCCACCCTGCTCGCGGACACCGCCATCGACCCCATCACCGAGAACGCCTCCTTCAACCTCGGCTATCGCGCCGGGCTGACGGTGGACACGATTGTGCGCACCGAATTCGATGCGAACGTCGCGAGCGTGCAACTGGCGACCCTCGGCACCGCTCTGGGCGCAGCGGATGCCCGGCGCGCGGTGGCGCTGCTCAAAGGCGTGGATGTGCGGCCCATGGAATCGGGCGAGTTCTACATGATCGCCCATCCTTATGTGATTTTCGACATCGTGTCGGACAACACGGCCGGCGGCTTTCTGGACGTCAACAAGTACGTCTCGAACACCGCCATCCTGAACAACGAAGTGGGCAAACTCGGCGGCTGCCGGGTGATGGAGTCCACCAACGTCGGCACCACCGGCACGGCGCCGTCCACCAAGTACTACACCTATGTGGTCGGCCAGGGCGCGGTCGGCGCCATCGAACTGGCGGGCAACGGGCCGACCGATGTGGTCGATCCGCAGAAGCAGTCGTTCAACATCAACGTGATCAAGGGCGGCCCGCAGATCGCGGACCCGGCGGGCATGATCGGCAGCGCCGTGTCCTACCGCTTCGTGTTTGTCGCCAAGACCCTCGACACCTCCACCTATCGGTACCGGATCATCCTGGCCGATTCATCCATCGTTTAAAGGAGGACACCATGCCAGACATCCAAGCAGCTCAATCGGCGGTGCCGCTCCCCAGCGCGGAACTGAATCTCGGCGGCACCTCCACCTCAGAAAAACAGTTCCTGTCGGCCGCCGCATCCGGCGGCGTGGCCGCAGGCAGTCCCTGCCAGTGCCGGATTCCCGGTTCGAACGTTCTCAAGAACCGCCAGTTTTCCGTCCGCATCGCCGGCCGGGTGACGGGCGGGACCACGACCAACTTTACCGTCAAGGTGTACTACGGCAACTCGACCACAATCGGTTCGAACACGTCGCTCGCGACGACCGGCGCAATTGCCGTCAACAGCGCCTCGGGTCAGTTTTTTCTCGAACTGATCTGCTCGTGGGATGCCACCTCGCAGAAAATCGGCGGGGTGTTCTACGGCTGGGTCAATGCCACGGCGGTCGCGCAGGTGGTGCTCTCGAACCTGCCGACCGCGGTGGATCTCTCGACCGAAGCGGTGCTGACCACCGCGTCCGGCACTCAACCCGTACTGACAGTGACTGGAACGTTCTCCGCAGGCAACGCCGCCAACGTGGCCTTCGTGGATCAGTTCGAAGTCCTGCCGATGTGAAGGAGGAACGATGCCAGGAGCCAATATTCCAGCAACCGTGATTCCTCTGGTGGCCTCCGCCGCGCGGACGACCTCGAGCAATTCCGGAAACCTGAAGGACACGGCGGCCAATCTGCCGATCGCGGACGCCATGGCGATCTATCTCGATGTGACGGCCAACAACAGCAACCTCTTCGTCTACATCGAAACCAGCGTGGACGGCGGAACCACCTGGTACACCGCCGCCAGCTTCAATGCCATTTCCAGTACGGGCACGCGCCGTCTGGATTTCCATAACGGGACCTTTCAGGGGGAAGTGGGCGCCGAAGGATCGGTGACCTACACCGCTGTCACCAAAACCAACACGCCGCTGACCCGGGATGTGCGCGTGGCGTGGAATATCGCGGCGGGGAGCGTCACCTTTGCCGTCTACGCCGTCTGCTCGCCGATGGGGAATCGGGGCTAGATGGCGATCCGCAGGCACATCGTTTCGCCCGAACAACGATCTGCTGGAGCGCGGCAGGACGCCGCCGCTCAAGGCCAGAAGGACCGGCTGCGCGCCGAAATCCGGAAGCACGCATCCTATACCGCTCCGGATGGAGACGCCGACATCACCGAACCGGACATTCAGGCAGGCCGACCGTTGCATCGGAGTGAGGTGATGCGGCGGCTGTTGCGGCTCAATCCGGATCTGCGTTATGAGCAGGCGCTGGCCGATCCGGCGAAGGGCGGCATCTACGTGGTCGAAAACCGGATCGATCCGATGACCGGAAAAAGTCCATGGAAGCGGTTTGTCTGCGGGATTCCGCACGAGCAGGTGACGGAGTTCCATATCGTCTGCACGATCAATCAAGTCATTCCCGACCCGGATCATCCCGCCGAGCAACGGGTGATTCAAAAACTGACAGGAGCGATTCCCGGCTGGCGAGCGGTATTGCTGAAACTGCTCAAGGAGGGGCTGGTCTCGCCGGCCGGAATCGACCGTGAATTTCACATTACCCAGGGACGGTCCTCCCGTCGCTGGAAGGAAGCGGTGAGTTGAAGTGAGCACAGCAAGAGAAATGCCGAAATATAAGTGTCACAAAGAAGTGTGGGCACTAAAGATCGCCGATATCGCATTTCAGCCAAACAGTACAGGCGCATTACTTCATGTTGTCGAATCAGGCTATGCCCCTGTCTGGGTGGACGATGAATATCTAACCGGGCACGCACCAGCGATTGGTGGCTATTACGTCGTTTATGCGGATGGTTACAAATCGTTTTCGCCAGCGAAAGCGTTTGAAGAAGGCTATACGCGCATTTAAGGAGTCCCATGGAATCGAGTGTCACCACCGAGAGTATTGTCGAGCCCAAACCCAAGCCGGAACCGGCTCCGGAAACGCCTCCGCCGCAACCGGCGCCTCAACCATCACAGCCTCCGCCGCCCAAGCCGCCAACGAAGCGGGCACGGCACCGGCCCACCCTCGGACACACGCACGGGCCGAATTTTGGCCGCTATGTGGAGGGTTGTCCGGTCTGCGCGAAGAAATATCCCAACGGGCCGCCCCCGCCACCGGAATCGAAAGTGAAAGCCGAGCCGCCTCCCGTGGTGCCGGGCGTCACGATGGAACAAGTGATGGAACTCCTCGCCGCGAATCAACAGCAGGTGCAGTCGACAGGCACGGGATTGAGCATGGATCAGTTGATGGCCTTCGCGACCGAGCTCCGCAAGCCCGATCCGGAAGTGGTGGCCGAACGCGAAGAGCGAAGAAAACGGCTGATCGAAGCCAAACGTCAGAATGCGGAAGCCGCGCGCGTGGAGATCGAGCAGCGGGACAAACGTCAGACGGCCTGCAGCCACAAGATGCCAAGGGGCGAAAACGCGATCTCCGGCCAGATGCACTCGGACGGGCTGATCCATCCCATTTGCGTGATCTGCCAGAAAATGTTCACGCCCTACCGGCCTGCGGCGGAACAGATGGCGATGGGGATGGCATGAGAACGGTGATTTTCAAGACGGGTTCATGGTGGACGAAGCCGGGACAGGTCTGCATGGCCGATCCTATGGGTGAAGGCGGCAAATGGAATACGGCCTTCGTCAAACTGACGCGCTCTACCGCAGGAACGGCGCTGGTGTTGCCGCTGTGGTGGAGACGAAGACTCGTTTTGTATTTCTGATCAAGGGGATTCATGGCTGCGTACCAGTGGGCCGATGCCGTCACGTATGTGAAGCCGTTCGTCAAGAACATCCCGACGAGCGCGCTGGACCTGACGGCCTGCGACACGCTGCACTCGGCCATCTGGCGTTACTGGTTCTGGAAGTGGGCGATGGCCTCACTGACCCCCATCGCCGCCGTGGACGGCACGCAGGATTATTCCATCGCGAATGCCGACTTCTACCGGCTCTATCGCGCGCGGCTCACGCAGACCAGCATCACGCCCAACGTGGTGCGTGAAAAAGATGTGGTGTCGTTCCTCTCGCCGAATAAGGAGCAGCAGGGCGGGATCGACGCGATTCAGGCGGTCTCCTACATCGACGCGATTTCCAAACTGCGTCTCGACCGCGCCGCCTCGGTGCCTTCGGGTGTGACGTGGCAGATCGACGGGGACTACCAGAAGCAGCCCACGAAACTCACCACGACGGCCACCGACATTCCCTTTTCCGATCTCTACTTCGACGTGGCGCTGGAAGCCCTGAAGTGGAAGTACTACCAGCTGGGCGACGATCCCCGCGCCGGAACCCAGGTCATCACCCGCGAAGGCCATGTCACCTACAGCGGGCAGCTGGGCACCTTCATGACGTTGCTCGATGGCATGGCGCGCGCGGAAGGCAAAGGCTACGGCGATTCGCAGCGCTTTCCCTCGGAACCTTTGGGCGTGGGACGGACGTCGAATCCCGGCCTCTTCGGGTGGTATTGATGCCTGCCGCACCGGGACTCCAGAAACTGCGCCACAACTATGTCACCAACACCGCGCTCCCCTACATTTCCAATGCCTCTCCGATTGAGACGCGCCCGCACTTCAAGTCCGGCTCGAATGTGCTGACCAGCCTCCGGGGCTATGCCTCACGGCGTCCCGGCTTCCGTACCTACACCACCGACATCTTCACCAATCCCATCAAGCGCATTTTCGCCTGGCGGCTGTGGAATGGCGCGTACTTCGTGATGGTGAATGAAGTGGGCGGCGGGCAGTCGAAAGTCTACAAGCTGAAGATCGCGACCGATACCACGTTTCAGCTGATCTTCACCTCCTCCACCGCCAGCGTGTTCGATTTCGTCACCGGCAACAACGTCGTCTATTTCGGCAACGGCACCGACATGAAGAAGTACGACGGGACCACGGTGACGAACTGGGGGATTGCGAAACCGGCAGCGGCACCCTCGGCGACGGCGGCCAGCGGTTCGATCAACGCGGCGAACAATGGCTACTCGTGGCGGTATGCCTTTGGGAATTCCGCGACCGGACACATCGGCGCGATTTCCGCCGCCACGGCCTACACCGGCAATTTCACGGGAAGAAACTACGTCATCACCGGCTCGACCACCACCGACACGCAGGTCAACGAAGTGCATGTCTACCGCACGGCCGATGGCGGATCGGTCTGGTATGAACTGCCGAACTCGCCGGTGGCGTATTCCGGGTCCTGGTCGATCACGGATTCCGCCGCCGATGGCAGCCTGAACACGGCGAACCGGGCATCGCTGCTCTCGATGAACCTGCCGCCGACCGCGTCGCAGGGCTGTTGCTTCTATGCCGGGCGCATCTGGACCTTTGCCGGAGACAAGGTCTACTACTCGAACTTCGAGGAAGAGATCAATGGCATTGATGATGAGAGTTTTTATTCGATCAACGTGTACGCCTTTGGCCAGCAGGTCACGGGACTGGTGCCCACGCAACGTGCCCTGCTGATCACTACCGCCTCGGCCGTCTTCCGCATCACCGGCGATTCCCTGACCACCTTCAACCGCCAGCCCTTCCTGACGCGCATGGGCACGCAGCAGCAGGCGAACGTCGTTTCCGGAGGAGGTCGTGCCGTCGCATGGCTCGATTCCACCGGCACCGTGTACTTCACCGACGGCATCGGCACGCAGGAGCCGGGACTGCCCATCCGCGCGGACTTCGCCACCGTGGCGCAGACCAGCGCCTCCTGCGGCTTTCATTCCAACGGCGTGCAGCAGTGGTTCATCGTGCAGGACTCCTCGCAGTCGCTGATGTGGGTGTACGACATGGACAACAGCATCTGGATGGTGCCGTGGTCGATTGGCGGCACCGCGATCTTTTCGGCGGAAACCTCGGCGGGCGTCTATACCCTGCTTATCGCGTCCACCACGAATAAGGTGCTGCAACTGGACACCACCATTTATCAGGATCAGGGATCCAGTTACACGGCGAATGCGGTGACCGGTCTGATGGATCTCTGCGCCGGACAGGGACCGGGCGAAGTGGGCGACATGGAATACGTCGCGCTCGAAACCAACTCCGTCGTCGCGACCACCGTCTCCTACCTCACCGACGAAGACCCGACGACCGGTTCCTTCACGGCCATCGCTTCGGCGAACATCGTCTCCGCGCCGAATCGCACGCAGGGGTCGAACCTTCTGGAGAACTGGTACTACTCGCGGGTGACCACGGCACGGCGGGCCGCGGTCAAGATCAACTGGGCGGCGGCGAGTACGGAATTCCGGTTGTATTCCATCGACATGGTCGGCAATCAGCTGGAGGGGGCGTGATGGCGGTCGATTTATTCCAGCGGGTGGACCTGAAAGGTCTGGGCATGGGCATGGACCTGACGTCCGGACCGGCCATCGACAGCGATTCCGACATTCTCGTGCACTGGCTGGAATCGTTGTTCACGGGAACCGCGCCCACGCGCAGCCTGCCCGCCGATCCGCTGGTGCCGAATTTCACCGAAGCGACGGAGAATGCCGATGTGTGGTTTCTGACCGATCATGACGAGCGCGTGCAGATCGGGCTGGAGATTTCGGATGTGACCGCGGTCAGTCCGGCATTCAACTCGACCGAACTCTGGATGTTGCACCGCAATGACGATGGACGCGGCGTACGCCGCTTTCCGTAGGAGGATATAGATTGGCTTTCACGCCGACGCCCACGACACCGCTGGATGTGACCACCAGTTTTTCGAATCTGCTATCCACCGCCTCGGCCTCGCTGCTGAAGGGAGTCTGGATCGTGAACTACTCCGCGAGCGCCGTGCAGGTGGGCATGAACCGGGTACCGACCGCCGGGAGCGCCACCAACCTGAATGCGCTAAGGCCATACACCACGGCCCTCACGATTGCAGCAGCCAGCGTCGAGTACTGGGCCTTTGACATGCCGATGACCAGCGGCGACATGATTCAGTTGAAGTGCAGCGCCAATTCCTCCGTCGTGGCATGGGCGGAATACGGGGTGATCAGCTGATGGCGGGCGTCACCACATTTCCACCCCTGCCGACCGGCGCGCGATCGCCGTGGCCCTTTAGTGGAATTCTGGGCGATGGCCGGCATAGTTCCTTCAACATCACCTCCAACACCACCGCGACCGAAGTGCTCTTTCAGGCCGGGGACTTCACCATCGATAACGCGACCTATACGGTGAAGCAGCAGAATCCCGGCGGGATCTTCATCGCCTGCACGGGCCGCTTCAAGATGACTTCCGGCGGCATTCTCGATGCGAACGGGCAGGGGGCTCTCGGCGCATCGTCGGTGACCAATGCGGTCGGTAAAAATGGAATGTATGGCCGCGGTCCCGGCGGCGGAGGCGCGGGCGGATGCAATGATGGCGCGAATGTCGGCGGCTATGGGGCCGGAACGCTGGCCCTGCCGGTCGGGATGCCCTTTGCGAATAACGCCACGGCGGTCGCGCTCTATGATGGCGCAGGCACGACGGCGCTGTTCGATCAGAATACGGCCGCCTCGACTCTGGCCCACCTGTCCATCGCCGCGCGGATGCTCGTGCCCTCGGTCGGTCCCGGAAATCCCGGCACCGCAGGCAATACGCCCTCGACGACCCTGGTCACGCCCTTTTTCGATCTGGCCCAGAGCACCGACATTCTTCACCTGCTGGGTTTCGGGGGAGGCGGGGGCAGCGGCGCTTCCATCAGCGGCGCTGTCTCCAGCGGGGCGGGCGGCAAGGGCGGCGGCTGCATTTTCATCGTCTGCAATGAACTCGATTTCCAGTCCGGGGCGACGATCCGGGCCAGCGGCAATGCGGGCGGCAACGCGGCCGCCAACGCCAGCGGCGGCGGAGGCGGTGGGGGAGGCGTCATCATCATCCTGTACCGCACCTTAATCACCAACGCGGGAACCTTGACCATCAGTGGCGGCGCAGGGGGTACGGGCGACGGGAACGGTGGCGCGGGTGGCGCGGGTTATTCCAAAGCCGCCACATTGAGGTTCTGAGGATGGCGAAGACGCTTTATCTCATCCGGGGTCCCAATGACGGGGGGCGGGCCGATCAGATCGTCGCGGCCCTCAACGCCAGCGCTCTGCCCTTTACCCCGAAAGTGTATGGCAGCGACCCTGTCCCCTTTTCCCAGATCTCCACCATTCCCTTTCTCGCCATCGTGGTGGATGGTCAGCTCTATAAAGGTTACGAGGATCGTCCGGGCGCACCCTACAATCACGCGCAACTCGTCGCCGACTGGAACGCGGCCCCCTCGTCCGCGCCTCCTCCGGCCCCGGATTTTATCAATCCTCCGGTGACGCGCCAGCAGGCGACCACTATTCTCAAATCGCTGCTGGAGAACCCGCCGACGGGCGCGAATCCCTGGACGGCGTTGCAGCGGGATCAATTTGCGTACCTGATGCTGCTCGGCCTGTTTCGCGATCTGAAAAACGGAGGCGTCTACTGAGATATGGCCAACAGTTCATTTCTGACCGGTAATCCATTTCTGATTGGCGCAATCGCGACAGGCGGTCATGATGAACGCATCGTTGCCGAAAAAAACCTAACTCCAATCGTGCTCATCCAGGATGAGCCGTTCGTGCAGCCGGGGATGCCGCCCGCAGTGGGCGCAGAATCCACAGCCACACGGACATGCGACGAAGGGCGCGCAGTCGATCGGAAGCGGCGGAAGCATCACGACCTCGCATGGCCCGGATGCATCACTCCGCACGCTTCGGCTCCGACGGTGTGCCGCGGAAGTACAGCGCGTGGCAGTGGCGGCAGACCTCAAAGTAGCCACCGTACTGCAGCATCACGAGCGACCAGCCCCGGCCGAAGTCTTCCTGATCTTCTATGGTCAATGGCTCGTGATGGCCCGACAGGCACTGGAGTTGTTGGTCAGTCATGAATCGACAGCATAAATGAGGACACACGATGCCGGCAACCTATTATAACGATCCGAGCGGATACGGTTCTTGGCTGGTTCCGGAAGGGATGAGTCCGGGACAGGCGCGCCAGTACTGGCAGGACGTGAGCGGCGCCCAGATGGGCGGACCCGATGCCGCGCTGACCACCGCGTTGCAGAACTACGACACGAACAAGATTCCGGCCGGAATGGCGCGGCCCCAGGGATCGCTGACCCGTCTGGGGGTCGTCAATAGCCCCGGCGATCCGACTTCCGGTGTGCAGTGGCCCGGTCCCGGCACCGGACGCCTGACCCTGCGCGCCAAGAACGGGCAGATGGTCACTGTGGATGCGAGCGATTACGTTGGCATCGATCGGCTGACCCGCTCCGGATGGCTGCCGCTCAACACGGCGGGCAAACCCTATCAGGTGGTCGATTACAAGGGCGGCCAGGTGTTTCTCGATCCGGATCGTCCGGGAGATGCGTTTCCGCTGAACGAATTGCTCGGCGGCCACAAAACTCCCGAACAGCAGGCGGCCATGCCGGACTTCTGGGCGAGCATGGGCAACCAGCCCGGGCCGAACACCCCGACCCCGGGCCTTCCGCCGTTTGTTACGCCGATGCCCAGCGGTCTGGCGCCGGGCACCACGATGGGCGGCATGGATTATCAGGCGCTCATCAAATCATTGATCGCCGAATCGCTCCAGCAAGGCGCGCACGGGCAGGAATCCGTGCAGGGCATCCGGGATTTGCTCAATGAATTTCTGGTCAGCACCATGGGGAATGCAGCCGGCCGGGGCGACCAGCAGGATGCGCTGACTCGGATGATGCTGGACCGGCTGCAGCCGGGAATGCAGCAGGCGATCGGGATGCTCGGGCAGGCGCAGGGCGGACTCTCGCCGGATCAGATGGCGATGCTCACCGACACGCTGGGTTCCGGCGGACGTTCGATCATGCATTCGCTGAACAACATGCTCACGCCACTCGATGAGACGCAGGGTCTGCCGGCCGGTGCGCTGGCGGCTCTGCGGACGAATGCGCTCGATACCACGAGCCGCGCCTACGATCAGTCGCAGGATGCGCTCAAGAGCCAGTTGCTGCGCTCGGGCGCGATGGGTGCGCAGGACACGCCGGGAAGCCTCGGGGATATCGTGCGCGGTTATGGCGAACTGGAATCGCAGCGCGTGGGCCAGCAGTCGCAGTTGCTCGCGCAGTCCCAGCTGGCGAATGCGGAAGCCCAGCGGCAGAACTACGGACTGGCGCAGCAGACCGGCCTCGGCGCCCTGAGCGGATTGAACGCGCTCGGCGGCACACTGGCGAGCACCTACCTGGGGAACGCCGCCCAGCAATTGCAGGGACTGGGATTGAGCAACCAGACCGCGCTGAACGCGATGAACATGGGGGGCAACCTGATCGGCACACTCGGGAATATCTACAGCCCGAATGCGTACCTGGGCGCCTCGCAGGGAGCCTTTGGGAATCTGCTCGGGACCACGCAGCAGGGGATCAATGCCGGACTCGGCGGCATCCAGAATGCCAGCGCGCTGATGCAGGCACTGGCGGCCCAGCAGTCGGGATCGAGTGGGATCGGACCGGCGCTGCTCGGAGCGGCGGGCAGCGTGCTCGGTGGATGGCTGAGCCGCCCCACGATCAATAATAATCCGAACGGCGGCCCGAGCAACTTCTTCCCGAACGTGACGGTCCCGATACCGACCCATGGTAACCAGTGGGGGCTTGGATAACGATGTTTCCTGAAGATCCCACCAATCTACCGGCGGCATTACCTGCCGCTTCAATGGCGACGTCAGCGACTGAAGGTGCGCCCGATCCGAACGCGCCGTTGCTGAACATGGCCCTGCAGCAACCGATGCCGCTGCAACAACCGATTCAACCACAGACTCCGCCGATGAACCTCGGCGATCTGACCGGGCTGGCGAAAGCCTTGTCCGACACCAGAAGGTCGCACACGAAAGACCGGCTAACTGACGCGCTGGCAACGTTCGTCTTTTCGCTGGGGCAGGGCATGAGCGCGGCCGGGCAGGTTCCCGGAGGATCACGATTCAATGCGCAGCGGAATGCCGCGGCGATGGGCGGCGCGCTGCAGGGGACGCAGATTCTCCAGCAGATGCGGCAGCAGCAACTCGCGCAGCAGCAGAAACTGGCCATCGAACAGCAACTGGCGCAGGCGCAGTTGAACCGGGCCCAGACCCCGCCGCAGCGCAACATCGATCCGCTGTCCGACCAAGGGATTGCTGCTGATGTCAGGAAACAACGCATGCTGACCGGCAGCAACCCGCTGCCCGCGCCACACACCATACCTGACGGGAAGGGTGGCACGTTGCAATGGGACGCCGCCAGCAGCAAATGGGTGCCGATCCCCGGAACGGGAGGCGCCCCGCCGAAAGTTCCAGACATGACGCCGGAAGAGAAATTCACGGACCTTTATCTGAAGGACGCATCCAGCAAAAAAGGCGGCAATCTCAATACGGGCGAAGAAATACTGGCCCGCAAGGATGCGCGCAAGCAGTGGGGAGAGTTGAACAAGGACCCCACGCTCGAAGCGCTCAACCTCCAGATGAAGGAACTGCAGATCAAGCTGCAACAGGATGCGCTGGCGAAGAAGAACAACAACGAACTCTCCACAGCGGACAACCGGCGGGTGGACGCGGTGATCCAGCAATTCAACAATAACGGCGTGGTGAAGGATTACGTCGACCGGCAGAACAAGTACGAGTCGATGAAAGCCATCATGGCCCGCCCGTGGAGTGGTCCGGGAGATCTGGCGCTCGTATATGCGTTTATGAAAGCGCTCGATCCGACCAGCGTCGTCCGGGAGTCGGAATACGATGCCGCCGCGAAATCCGGGAATATCTTTGCCGGATGGGCCGCGAAGTTTAACGGTCAGCTGAATCCAAAGGGGGGGTTCCTGGCGCCGCAGGTCCGGGATGATTTTCTGGGACTCACCAAAACCCAGCTCGATGTGACCGCCAAACAATACAACCAGATCCGCCGGGACTTCGCCTCGCGCATCAATCGAATCGCCAAGGAGGATGTGGGCGAATCCTGGCTGCCGAATTATGGCGGGGCGTTTAACGAACCGGCACAGGCTGCGCCGCCAAAAGCGCCCGCCGTCAAAAATCCATTCAGGAAAAGCTGATGCCACAGGAAGTCACCGATCTGCTCAAACCGCTGAAGATGCCCGACAGCGTCAAGGCGGATGCCTGGGATGCGTTCTACGCTTCGCAGGATTCCGCCGATCTTGAACAGCGGTTGCGGAAGATCGCGATCCCGCAGGAAGTCAAAGCGCAGTTGTGGGATATGAAAAATGCAGGAGGAGCCGTACCACCCAAGCCCTTGCCGCCCGTCACGCCACCCGCGACCTACATGGATTTTCAGTCGCCGTTTGCACGGTTTCTGTATCCCGCAGCGCAGGCGGCCACGGCTATTCCGCAGATGATCCGGCATCCGATCGAGACTGCGGAAGGCATGCGGCTGGCTCCCATGCAGCAGTTCATGCAGGCGTTTCAACCCGGCCAGTCTGCCGCCAATCCGAATGCACCGGGACTCGTCGAACGGGGCGGACATCTGCTGGCATCGGTGACTCCGATTGTGGGACCAGCAGCGGCACAGGCCGCCGAAGAAACGGGAAAAGCGGGCGATGTGGCCGGGGTGCTGGGAACAGCGGCGACCTTTCTCGCGCCGGAACTGCGCCGGGCGCCGGGCGTGGCAGCGGTGCGCCGAATGGCTGGGGAGTATCTCCCGAATCGGTTGATGGACTCGCTGATCAAGCCCGAGAAGGGCAGCTTTGATTTTGGCGCAGATCCCGTGAAAGCCGTGCTCAACACGAACGCTATCGCCCCGACTCTGGACAGCCTCAAAGGCCAGATCGCGAACGGCATGAAAGCCACTGAGGCGCGGCTGCAGGCCACCATCAACGCTTATCGGGGCAAGAGTGCGGATGTGGCGCCGGTCATCACGCAGGCGGTGGACGATGTGATCAAACAGGCTCGCCGGGATGATAATGCCGCACTGGCCCAGCGCCTGGAAAAGATCCGCGACATCCGGATCAACGAAATTCAGCAGCAATACGGAAAGACGACGCTGAACCCCGAGCAGATATTGGAGGTGAAGCGCAATCTCAAGGGCGAGGTGAAATTTAACCCGAAGGACACGGTCGAGGAAACCGTCAACGACGCCAAGATGAAAATGTACCGCGGTCTGGATCAGGCGCTGGACTCACTCACGGATAATGCGACCAAGCCGATCAACCAGCATTATGCCGGACTGATCGAGGCGGATCTGTCACTGCGGAAGAGGATCGCCGAGCGGAATCGCAGCGACATCCTGCCGGGGACGGTCATGGCCACGGTTAAAAAGCTGCCATCCACCTTTGTCAAGACGGCCGGCAGCCAGATCGCCCGAAAGCGTTAATAAATGAGGAAGTGGACCAATCCGCGAAGCAGCAGCAGGCCCGCCGGAATACCGATGGCGAGGAGCACCACGAGCAGCATGCTCCACCCCAGAATCGGCAGAATGACCCGCGGATGCCAGTCTTTGGGAATGGACATCAACATAAACTCAGCGTCCTCCCCACGCCCAGCGGACAATTTTCCCGTCCGGATTCACCCAGAACATACGCCAGGCCCGGTAATTGTAAGTATTGGCATTTCCGCCGAAGATCATGGGTTGCGGGCGATTCCGGCTCCCGACGTTCACTACGGTCGACGGTTGCTGCACCGTGTACGCGCGGTCATAGACATACGAGTAAATCTGGTTCGGGCCGTCCGGAAGGATCTGGGAGGGCGGACCCCAGCGTTCCAGCAGTTTACCGACCGTCTGGCCATTCCACGACGCCATGCGCGTATTGATGCGATTCGTGGCACAGGCGGGCAGCAGGAGGCAAACCAGGACAATAAGGCGTTTCATGGGCGGATTGTAACACAAAGGACACGAAGAACCATCGAGGGGCAGTTATGACATTTGATCTGACCACCCTCGGGGCTCTGGCCACCCTGCTGGCCCTGGGGATCGGTGTCTTCGTGGCGTGGATCCGTTCCACGCTCCGTGCCGATCTGTCCGCCCTGCAGCAGACATTGGTTGGGCAATTGACATCGGCTGAAAAGGCGACTACCGAACGGATTCAGGCGCAGACGCTGACCTTCGGCAGTCTGCGGGAAGCGATTCTGGAGCGCATCGACCTGAAACTGGCCGAGTTCGTCCGGACCCAGACCTTTCGGGATTATGTCGAAAGCCACGCCAAAGAGCATTTGCGTATCGAGACGGAACTGACCCGATTCCGGGATTGGAAACACGATGAGGCTGACCCGATGCTGCGGAGGCATGACGCGAAACTGGAGGATGTCGAACTCAAGTGAAGATTGCCTGGATTGTGCTCCTCATCAGCGCCTTGACCGACTTCGTGATCAATACAGGAACAGCCCTCAGTGCGGCCATGATGGCCACTGGGACTGCGGCGATCCCCAATCAGGACGTGATCCTGCTGGCGATTGTCGGCGGCTGCATTCAGGCGGCACGCACCATCCAGCAGGCCCTGAAGACGACGCCGGATACGGTGCGGGCGCTCAAGGGGGAGGATTCGTAGACGGACTCATGGATATTCACCTGCACCACTACATCCACAACGATGCTCAGGACGACATCGTCCAACGACTCGAACGGATCGAGGACGGTTTGAAAAACATCACCCTTCAAGGAGACATACTCATGGCGCTTGATGCCGCATTAGCCAAACGTCTGTTTGACGCGACCAATGCCATCGCGGCCCGACAGAAGAAAATGCAGGAACAACTGGACGCTGCCGCGAAAGCCGGCGGCTTGACGGCCGCTCAGGCCGCCGCACTGGCCGCGGAACTGGAGGACGATATCGGCCGCCTCGAGGAGATGGGCAAAGATCCCGCGAACCCCATTCCGGCTTAAGCTGAACGAGGGAGGGCTCCGTCTGGATGTCGACGGAGCTCGCAGGATGCGCGGCTGGATCATCATTCGATTTCAGGAGGAGGACAGTATGGACGAGGAACTCATCACCGCGATGGCGACGTCGATCATTCTGGCCAGCGTGAAGAACGAAGCCAAGAAAGCACGACTGAAGAAAGCCATGTTCAAAATAGTGAAGACGATCGGCACGGCCTATATCGACGATCCGGACTTTCAGCGGCTTCTCGATGTGTTGAAGACTTAGGAGGCTCTATGCTCGAACTCCTCATTACCATTCTGGTTGCGGCGCTGATCCTCGCCATTATCCTCTGGGTCATCGACCTTCTGCCCGCCATTCCTCCCAATGTCAAGCAGTTCATCCGGATCATTGTGCTCATCTTTTTCGCGATCTGGCTGATCTCGCTGCTCGTCGGCATTACGCCCGGATTTCACTTGTCGCGGTGAAGCCGCCCGAGCACGTGCGCATTCTCTCCAAGCAGAGGATTGCGCGCTGTGACCGGTGCGGGAAAAGTCTGGCGTATCGTTCGCCCATGAATACGAAACTGTGGCGGGAACTCTTGAAGTCGTTTATTCGCAAACACTCGGAATGCGCGTAGTCATTCCGATGGCTCCTTGGGCTTCATAGTACATCTCCAATATCGAAACAATCTTCGTGCTGTCGTATCTGGTAAACCTTGCCAGTGCCGTTGCACATGAAACAAGTGTATTGCTTCGGCGGTTCGTAGGGTTTTATCACGCCGCACCGATGGCACTTGAGATCGCCACCCGTCGTGATGAGGCAAAAGCAATGCTGGCAATCGGGCGCTGCGGTACTCATCCCTGCTCCTTGGCGGAAGGGGGTCTAGTCTGTCAGCCATGCCCATAGCGCCCTCCAATAGCCTGCTTCGTAAGTCATCATCACGCCGTTAAAGGGCAGTCGAGTCGTCAGCCAATCGAACCAACCCCACAGGTAATTGCATTCATCATTGCCGCACAGACGATGAGGAAGGCCGTAATAAACAACCTTCACGCTCTCAGTCGAACAAAGAGGGCACTTCACGGCTTCTCCTTCGCAGGCGGATCGGACTCTCGTTTAGGTCTCATATTTATCTGGTCCCGAAGTAGGCCACGGTGGAGCCGGCCGTTGCGAAGCCGGGGCAGGCGGATCGGCGAGGGCGGCTTCCTTACGTGCATGCCAGTTATTGAAGCCACACAAGCAATTGCCTTCTGGGCAACGGCGCTGATGTCGGGCGAAGTCCTCACCGTCGATCAAGAGTTGCCGCAGCCGTGCGTTGGCGGATTCGAGGTCTCTCAGTTGTCGAATGGTTTCCTTCCATCCTGCGTCCAGCATGAGCACTCGTATTTTCTCCCCTTCCAGTTCATCGGCCAACTGCTTCTCCCGATCCTTCGCCTGAGCCAGTTCCTTTTGGACAGTTATTAATCGCTGGAAGTTGGAGACGACAAGAATAAGTATGTCCTGCTCGTCATGTGGGACTTCTTCAGCGCCGCCAGCGCCGAACCACACGTCGTCTTTCAGTTGCTTTTCTAGCTTGAGGTGCAACTCGACCGCGCGTTCCCAGCCTTGAATCTTCTCTTCAACTTGAGCCTGCAGGCGCTCGATCTCCTGCACGAGTTCGGTCTTGTTCATGTCATCCGGCGTCACTTCTTTTTCCTCTTCGGCTCCAGTTGGAATTTACCGTGATTGTGGTCACGGATCACCTGCTCAATTTCCCGATCAATGTCTTCCACAGCCAAACGATTCAGATAGTCGTCTACGCCATCGCAGCGGGAATAGGCCACGCGACGAGTGAGCACCTGGATGGATTCGCCATCGAAGAACCGCCGGACGATCTCGCGCTTCTGACGCAGGGTCACTGGCTTTCTCCGTCAATCACCTTCAGCAACTCCTCCCACGGGATCTCTCGATACCCGAGCTTCTCGGCCAGCGCGTAGGCTTTGGGGCCGGGCTTCGGGTTCTCTTCGCACTCGAAATGATGGACGCCTTTCGTCTCGGGCTCATAGGCGCACTCTTCGCCGACTTTGATCGTTTTGCCGCAGATGGAACACGGCTTGTCTTTGTAGAGGCAGGTGGCCATCAGAACGGATTCTCTTCATCCTCGAAATCCGGATCTTGCGCCTCTGCGATGTCGCCTGCCGTGACCAGTTTCGCGCCTTCGGGAATGCTGAGGACTTTCATTGGCGCAGGGATCATTCGCTCAATCGCACGCCGGGCGGTCTGTTCATCGCAAGGCGTTAATCGAAAAATGGCGGTAGGCCCGACATAGGTCGTCTTGCCGAGTATGGCTTCACGCCTGACCTTCGTGCCGATCGGGCAATATCTATCATCGACCCATTGCGGGCGCTCTAATTCATATTCGCGTTCCGGAAAGGCGGGTTGATCAATCCGGAAGAGCGCCGGGCCGCCGAAATACTCCGTTGTCACGAAGCCGATTTCCCGATTGTGGCCCATGATCTCCACGACGGCCCAGCCTTCGAACTTGCTTTGTTCGTCCATTAATCCTCCTCGGAAAAGGAATAGTCATCCGATTCTGTTCGGGCGGAACCCCGGGAAGGAGTTCAACCATACCGGGGTCCGCCCTCCGCGATGGCTCCATAATCCACCGCGTCTGCCGCAGGTGTCGTCGCAGTTGCGGGTCTAGTCCGTGCCATTCCCGCTCAGCTCGCCTGCGGCAAAATCATTTCTTCTGAACTCGCGCCATCTCCGCGTCGATGGCCTCGATGAACGTGTCTTCATTGGCGAGCGTCCCGGCGACAAATGAGCCGCCCATCGGGTTAAAGATCGCGGCCAGCCAACCATTGAACCAGACCGCCACGGAATATGTGGGAACCTCGCACGCCATAGCGCCCGCAGGAGAAGCGAGACGTAAATCCGGATGCGCATTGAGCGCCACTTGCCAGAGGCAGCCGTCATGCGTGAATTGATGCTGCCAGCAACCGGATAGATCCTTGATACTCCGTGCACCTAACGCATGTGCCAGTAAGCCGACTTTCATAAAGGCTTCGCAGATCGGACCGGTCTCGGTTGTGCTCATTTGCGATTGACCTCCAGCAGCGCTTCTTTCATGTACTCCGATGCCGTCTTCACCTGCGATTCTTTCGGCTTCTCACTTACCCAGCCGCGCGACTTGCAGAACTCCCACTGCTCTTCCAGTTGCTCGGAAAAGGCGGTGACGGCGGATTCCAGGATCTTGATGAATAGGTCATCGCGTCCAATCCGGATGATGGCTTCCGGCAACTCGGGATGATAACTGAGCAGATCATTCCACTCGCGCTCGGCAATCCAGAGCTGCCCCTGCGTCTGCACTCGATATTCCTCGTAAGCAGAGCCCGACTGCATCATGTAGGCAACGTGAGTGCTCTCTTTGGGCACCTTGATTTCTAGCAGTCCGCGCTCACCTACCAATCGGTCGGGAGATGCGCCGATAGTGCCTGCATCGTTCGTGATAAAGCCCACCTTGACCGTGGACTCATCGCGGGTGAATTCGTAAAAGCGCACCGCCTCGGCTTCCGTCTGACTCCCGCGATCCATCCAGTGCGACATGTATTCGGTGACCGGATGGCCCATCATGCGCTCGGCCAGCAATTCGAACATGTACCGCTCGGCCTGCGTGGAGATCTTGCCTTTGGGCGTCACAATGCGATCGAACTGAGAGGCTGTCGGCAAACCGGCACGCAGATAACTCCACTCCGGAGTGCCTTGGATGCAGTCGTAGATTTTCATTTTGGAAACTCTCTCACCCTGAGATCCTCCGGCCACTCCGACCAATCTCCGCCCTTCTGATCTTCGAGGCGAATGTATCCGGTTTCGTCGTAAGGCTTCGCGCCCCACTGCTTCACAAAGCACGCCACTCCCGCCTCCCTGCACTGCCTCACAACATC